TCAAGGCGTTAGCCCTAGTTACGATGACAATGATACGTGCAGAGTTCATGAAGTTCATACTGAATTAGATTTAGAAGGCTACGAAGAACTTGACTCTGAAGGAGAGCCAACAGGCATAAAACTACCTTATATCATTACTATAGCCAATGATAAGGTGTTATCTATACGTAGAAACTACAAAGAAACAGATCAATTAAAGAGACGTATTAACTACTTTGTTCACTATAAATTCTTACCAGGGCTAGGATTCTACGGCTTTGGTTTGACTCACATGATAGGTGGCTTGTCTAAAGCATCGACTTCGATACTAAGACAGCTAATTGATTCAGGTACTCTATCGAACTTACCTGCTGGATTTAAAGCCCGAGGCATTCGTATTCGTAATGATGATCAGCCACTACAACCTGGCGAGTTCAGAGACATGGATGCTCCTGGCGGAAGTTTGCGAGATGCCTTTGTACCGTTACCTTTTAAGGAACCAAGCCAAACCCTACTCTCTCTCCTGGGTATCTTGGTCGACAGTGGAAGGCGTTTCGCTTCTATAGCCGATACACAAGTTGGCGATGGTAATCAGAATGCTCCTGTTGGAACAACCATTGCATTATTAGAACGTGGCACTCGTGTAATGAGTGCGATCCACAAAAGATTACATTCATCTCAAAGGATTGAGTTTGAGATACTAGCATCTGTATTCAGTGAGTATTTACCACCAGACTATCCTTACTTTACAGCTAATGGCAATCAACTTATTAAGTCTCAAGACTTTGATGACAGAGTAGACGTACTACCTGTATCAGATCCTAATACTTTCTCTATGAGTCAGAGAGTTATGATGGCTCAAGAAATACTGAGAACAGTACAAAGCAATCCTGAAATACATGGCCCAACTGGATTACATGAAGCATACAGAAGAATGTATGGTGCTATGGGTGTTCAGAATATCGAACAGCTATTACCACCACCACCAGAACCCATGCCTATGGATCCTGCTAATGAGAATGCAGCTTTGATAGCAGGTATGCCTGCTCAAGCTTTTGCAGGACAAGATCACGATGCACATATTAACTCTCACATGTCGTTATATGGAACTATGACAGCTCAAGCTAATCCTATGGTGCTATCTTTAATTCAAGCACATATTTATCAACATGTATCTTTTAGAGCATCTGAAATAGTGGATGAGCAGAATGCACAGAATCCAGAGTTCCAGCAAATGATGCAACAAATACAACAGTTACCGCCTGAAGCATCTGCTCAATACATGCAACAGATACAAGACAAGGTTGCTAAAGATATAGCAGCAGTGGTTGCTCAGTTGACAGAACAGATCAATGCTATGTTTATGCCACCACAACCACAACCTGATCCTTTGGTAGAACTAAGAGGTAAGGAATTAGATATTAAGGCTGATGATGTACAAAGAAAACGTGAAGAATTTGCACAAAGACAAGAGTTTGATGCTATGAAATCTATGGAGAATACCAATCTTGCAGAACAGCGTTTGGCAATTCAAAGAGAAATAGCTACAATGAAGGACGACATAGCTAGAGAGCGTATGGATCAAGCCGCACAATTTAAAGCAATGGATATAATGAGAGGATAATTATGAGTTCAGTTAGACAAAAAATGCAGGCTGTTAATAAAGCACAGCTTAAAAAAGAAGAGGAGATTAACAATGGCAATGGGACGATCATCAATGAAGATGCAGATAGAAAAATCGACATCGAAGCAATCGCCAAGAAAGCAGACAAAGATGCTGAGAAGCTCCTTAAAGAAACCGCAGTCAAAGTTAAAAAAGAAAAGCCAAAAGCTAAAACTAAGTCTAAGCCTAAAGCTAAGACCGTAGTTAAAAAAAGAGGCAGACCAGCAGGAACTAAAAACAAGAAATAAAATGCCACTAAAAAAAGGTAGCAGTAGAAAGACTATATCTGCTAACATAGGAGAGTTGGTAAAAAGCGGTAAGAAACAAAAGACTGCTATTGCTATTGCTTTAAGCAAAGCAAAAAAGAAGTCAACCAAAAAAGGAAAGTAATATGAAAGTAAAATCAAGCGTAACGATTAAAGATCAAGGGACAGTTAATTACTCTGATCCTAAAAAGATTCCTAATGGCTCTGCTCCACAACCACAAGGTTATGGCGGTGGCAAGTCAAGAGGAGGCGGTGCTGCTCTTAGAGGTACTAAGTTTAAAGGCATTTCCTAATGGGACTTTTTAGTAAATTATCTAAGGCGACAAGAAAAGGTATACCTGGCAGAGATTCAGGTGGAGGCATGGGATCAGCTATGGCTAGACCTGCTGCACCTAGACCTACCTTAGTTCAAGGCGGCCCAGCTTATTTTACTCCTGAAGGTTACACACCACCTATACAACCAGAACAAGCTTTCATGCCTACTGATGTTATGCGTGATCCAATCAGAGATATGTTTGCAGCTCAACCACCATTAAGAAGTATTCCTGGGCCACCTCCAATGCCTCCTCGAGATATTACTCCTCCTCCAATTATGTGTTTTGTGGCAGGAACTAAAATTGATATGGCTGATGGAACTAAAAAAGTTATTGAAAATATTGCAATGGGAGACGAAGTATTAGCTCTAAATGGTGAAACAGATGTAGTTTCTTATGTACATGATATTCCGAAAGCTGACAGAAGTTTATGGACTATAAACGATAGAATAACTGCTACAGATGCTCATGCTTTCTTAACTAACGATGGGTGGAAATCTAATAACTCTAAACTATCTAATACAGTTTATAACGATTATGGAATAGAGGTTAAAGAATTACAGCTAGGTGATAAATTAATAACTAAAGATGGTGTAGAAGAAGTTACAAAACTTGAAAGTGAAAAAGATTTTATAAAAGTGTATAACTTTACCACTTCTAATACTCATACTTACATGGTTGATGGTGTAGTATCACATAATAAAATGCCACCAATGCCTCCTTTTATTGGAAGAGAAGAACCTCCTATTATGGTAGAGGATCCTATTGTAGAAGAACCTCCTATGGATATACCTATGGATAACATGATGATAGATCGTCCTATGATTAGTGGTTTGGAAAATCCAAACTTATTTAATTTTGATTTTTCTAATATTGATATGGATGCAATAAATCAAAGAATAGCTGATGCAGGAGGCACGATACCACAAGATCCAGTAATGCCAACAATAGACACTCCAGCACAACCTAGAATAGATGCTATTAGAGAAGCTAGAGGAATGCCTCCAAGAACAAGAGATGACTTTATGTCAATCGGTGGCCCTGGAGGTGGAGTGCCAGATCCTAGGGTAGACGAGGGTGTATCCTATTTAGGAGGTAGTCCAACTTTTAATGAGCAACAGGGATCAGTCGCAGCTGGTAATGCGTTGCAAGATTTTATAAATAACCAAGGCACTGATTTTAATGATAGACCAATTCCACGTCCATCAATCGGTGGTGCTGGCGGTGGCTTTTCACCTAAACGTATACCCCCACAAGACTTTGGCTTTGGCCCAGGCATTATGCCGCCAACTCCAGATTTTTTACCTGAAGAAATGCCTATGCAACCAAGAATGCCTATGCCTATGCAACCAAGAATGCCTATGCCTGCTCCGATAGCATCACCTATACCATCAGATCCTATGCCTATGGCATTAGTAGATTTACCAAGATTAGAATTACCAAAAATAAACAGAATGGATAGAATGAATGTAATGGACAGACCGATACCTATGATGCCAAGAATGGGAGGAAGAGGTAGACGTTAATAATATTTGAAAATTAGGAGAGAGCTAATTGGACGGAATAAGACTAGCAGAGTATTTTTTTAAAACTTTGCGAGAAAGAGAGAGAAACACTGTTGACATTATTGCTGGCGGCAATATAAAATCAATGGAAGATTACAAATATCTTATGGGAGAGTTATCAGCGATTCGTTCCCTACAACAAGATTTAAGAGAAACGCTGCAAATGGATGATAACGATGGTTGATACAATCGCAAAAAAAACAAAATTCGAACAACACAAAGAAGATGTTGCAAAACAAAAAGTTGAAGAAAATTCAGAACTAGACAAAGCTTTTATAAAATCAGACGAAAGGGTACTCGATCCTAAACTACTAGATAAATCACTACTTGACAGAATGCCAAATCCTACTGGATGGAGAATACTTGTATTGCCATACAGAGGTAAAGGTCAAACTGATGGTGGTATTCAACTAGTTAAAGAAACTTTAGATAAAGAAGCTTTGGCTACAGTGATCTGCTATGTTTTAAAAGTAGGCCCATTAGCCTATAAAGATAATAAATTTGGTGAGCCAGATAGAAGATCCCCTTGGTGTAATAAAGGAGATTGGATTCTAATTGGTAGATATGCAGGAACTCGTTTTAGATTAGAAGATGATAACGAAGTTCGTATTATTAACGATGATGAAGTGATTGCGACAATCCTTGATCCAGATGATATTAAATCTTTATAGGAGTAAAGAATGAGCGAAGAAGCACAGAATATAGATATAGAAATTACAGATGAAAAAATTGAAAAGGCCGCACTTCCAGAGAATAGGAGAGTGGAAGATGAGGTACAAGAAGATCCTGTAGAAGTTGAAATTAAAGAAGAGGTATCAGCAGCATCTGAAGATGAGATACAAGAAGACTTTGAAGTTTCACCTAAAGTAGAAGAAAAAGCAAAGGATCAGTCAGAGGTAGAAAAGAGAGCTACCCTTGCACAAAACAGAATTAACAAAGCTGTAGCACAAGCCAAAGAGTTTCAAAGAAGGGAGCTGATGGCTATTCAGTATGCTAAAGATCTTAAAGATCAAAATGAAAAACTAAGACAGTCTCAAAAAACTTTTCAATCTAGTTACGGTGATGAGTTTGGTAATAGAGTTGAATCTCAACTTAGCTTATCAAAACAAGCATTAAGACAAGCAACTGAAGCTGGAGATTCTGAAGCTATAGCAACAGCAACAGAAGCTTTAAGCATGGCAACAGCTGATAAAGCTAGACATGAGCAGTATTTAATACAGCAAAAACAATACGATGCTCAAGAGCAAGCTTATATAGAACAGGCTCAACAACAACAGGTTTATCAACAAGCTCAACCTGTTCAAGAAGAATATAATGAACCATCAGACAAAGCTCGTGACTGGGCAAATAAGAATACTTGGTTTGGAAAAGATCAAGTTGCAACAAGTGTTGCCTTTGCAGTTCACAAACAATTAGAGAATGAAGGCTTTGACACAGAGAGTGATGAGTATTATAGTGAAATAGATAAGCGAGTGCGACAAGAGTTGCCTCAAAGATTTAACGTGGAAGCAGACAAGAAACCCGTCCAAACTGTCGCTTCAGCTACACGCAACACATCGACTGGACGCAAACAAAATCGTATCGAGTTGACACCGAGCGAACAGCAACTAGCTAAGAAGCTTGGAGTGTCATTTAAAGATTACGCAAAACAAAAAGCGAGGTTACAAAAATCATGAGCAAAGAAATAGATAATAAAACTGAAGATAACAGAGCTACTAGAAACTCTGATACTAGAGAGACAAAAGCCAGACCTAAAGTTTGGAAGATGCCTTCAGCGTTAGAACTACCAGAAGAAGCTATTAAAGTAGCTGAATCACAAGGTATTACTTATCGTTGGATCAGAGAATCTGTACTAGGCCAAGATGACAAAACGAATGTCTCAAAAAGATTTCGTGAAGGATTCGAGGTTGTTAGACCAGATGAATTACCTGGATTTCATGATTTACCTACAGTCGATGATGGTCGTCATGCAGGAGTAATTGGAGTTGGTGGGTTGATACTGTGCAAAATAGATAAAGAAATCGCAGATCAAAGAAATGAATTTTTTGAACAACAAACCAGCAATCAAATGTCTGCTGTAGAAAATGACCTGATGCGTGAAGAGAATCCAGCGATGCCAATCTCAAGAGAGGTTAAATCAAAGGTGACTTTTGGTGGAGGAAACAGAGGATAACTCTGTAACTCTATATATAAATTTAATTATAGGAAACATAAAAAATGGCAAATTTAGATGCTTCATTTGGAATGAAACCCGTAAGAATGATGGGTGGTTCACCTTACTCAGGTGGACAAAGCCGTTATAGAATCGCTGCTAACTATGGAACCAGTATCTTCCAAGGAGATATGGTAATGCAGGTAACTGGAGGCGGTGTAGAAATACATGCTGACGGTGGAACTGTACCGATTGTTGGCGTATTCAATGGCTGTAAATACACTGATCCTACTTCGGGTGAACAAGTATTTAGTAATTATTACCCTGCAAGCACAAATGCTTCAGACATAATTGCTTTCATAATCGATGATCCCAACGTGGTCTTCGAGATTCAAGCAGACGACACTTTCCCAGTGGCTGATCTGTTTGGTAACTTTGACATCGTTTACACAACTGCGGGAAGTACCTTAAGTGGTATTTCAGGAGCAGAGTTAGATGTCACAACAGGTGCTACAACAGCAGGTTTACCGATCAAAGCGATTGATATTTCAGAAGATCCTGAAAATTCAGACGTTGCTTCGGCAAACACTAATGTTTTAGTTGTTATTCAAAATCATATCTGCGGCCAAAAAGGTGCAGGTCTAGCTTAATAAGGAGTATAAATTATGGCAATTTCAAGAGCACAATTAGCTAAAGAATTGGAGCCTGGTTTAAATGCCTTATTTGGCATGGAATACAACAGGTACGAACAACAACATGCAGAGATATTTGAGACAGAATCCTCAGATAGAGCATTTGAAGAAGAAACCATGATCGTTGGTTTCGGTAACGCTAAAGTAAAAACAGAAGGGCAAGGAGTCGAATTTGACAGTGCTACTGAAGGTTTTACTGCTAGGTATTCACATGAAACCATAGCGTTAGCATTTGCACTAACTGAAGAGGCTATCGAAGATAACCTGTATGACAGATTGGGAGCTCGATACACAAAAGCTCTAGCAAGATCCATGGCACATACAAAGCAAGTGAAAGCTGCTTCTGTGCTTAACAACGCATTCTCATCAAGCTTTACTGGAGGAGATGGCAAGGCACTTGTTGCTACTGATCACCCACTAACAGGTGGCGGTACATTAAGTAATAGACCTAGCACTTATTCAGACTTGAACGAGACTTCATTAGAAGATGCAATTATTTCAGTTTCAACTTTTGTTGATGACAGAAATATGGTAATTGCTTTACAAGGTAAAAAATTAGTAATACCACCACAACTACAATTTGTGGCTGATAGACTTTTAAATACACCAGGTAGAGTAGGAACATCTGACAATGACATCAACTCTATTAAGAATATGGGCATGGTATCCGATGGATACACTGTTAATAACTTCTTAACAGATAACGATGCGTGGTTCTTGTTGACAGACTGTCCTGATGGATTTAAACACTTCGAGAGATCTCCTCTTTCAACTTCTATGGAAGGTGACTTTGATACTGGCAACGTCAGATTCAAAGCTAGAGAAAGATACTCATTTGGATTCTCAAATCCAAGAGCAGTGTTTGCATCTCAAGGTGCATAATCTTAATTGATTATTTAAAGGGAGCTTCG